GGCGGCCCGGCGGCCCAACCGCCTGGCGTGGCCTCGCTCCGATGCGTCGGTGTGTCGCACGGCAGAAATGCTATTGCCGTTCACTGGGTGCGACGGAGGCTCGCCTCCCGGCGGGCCGGCTCGAAGCATCGTTCACTCGAAGCGTCGTTCATCGGCCCTCCGGATCGCCTGGCGTGCCAGCCGCTCTCCCGTTAAGCTGCGGCCTTCGCCGAACCGGCGAGCCGCTCCGATTCTTTAAGCTTAGCTACTGAGAAGCCACTCTGCGACCAGGGCGCTGGCCTGCCTGTTTGCCCGTCCCCGCGCCTTCCCGGACCGGGCACAATGTGGTCTCAGCATGTAATATGCGCCCGCGTTCAGAGCCGGTCACCGGGTGACAGCCGCTCGTGCGCGATCCGCGCCCGGCCCTCCGCCAGCTCTCCCGCGTACACGTCGATCATCGCGCGCGTCTTCCACCCGGTGATCGCCATCAGATCCAGCTCCGTGCCGCCCGACAGCAGCCACTGGTGCGCCAGCGTCCGCCGGAACCGGTGCGGGTGCATCCCCTCAACCCCCGCCTGCCGCGCCCGCAGCGCCAGCAGCTCACGGATGCCGCTGACCGACAGCGAGCCGCGCAGGCCCAGCCACAGCCCCGGCTCCGCGGCGCAGGGATGCCGCATCCGCGCCCGCAGGTACCGGTCCAGCGCGCCGCACGTCTTGCGGCCGATCGGCACCCCGGTCTCGTCGCCGCCCTTCAGCGTGACCACCAGCAGGCGGCGGCCGAGCTGGACGCTGGTCCGCTCGCTGTCGCCGGGCAGGTACTCCAGCCCGGCCAGGCTGGACACGCGCATGCCGGTGTCGATCAGCACGCGCAGGACTGCCATGTCGCGGCGCTCAGTGAACCCGCTGCCCGCGCAGGCGGCGAGCAGCCGGCGCAGCTCGCCGTCGCTGAATGGCGGCTTGCGGCGCCTGGGCACGGTGGGCGGCGTGATCCGTATCATCGGATTCACTGGCACAAGCTGCGGTTCCTCGGCCGCCAGCCATGTGAAGAACACGTGCAGGTTGCGGTAGTGGGTGGCGACCGAGGATGGGGCCAGGCTGGCCAGCTCGTCAGCGAGGAACCTGCGCAGGTCTTCGGTGGTGATGCCGGTGTGGGCCCCGTCCCCGGCCCACCCGATCAGGGCGCGCACGCCGGCGCTGTAGGTGCGCACGGTGTTCGCCGCCTTGTTCGCGCCCCGCAGCTCTAGGACCCAGGAGTCCAGCAGGTCCGCCAGCGGGACGGTTTCCTGGCGGAGCCGCGCCACGTTGCGGGCCATCAGCCCCGGCCCGCAACGTGCGTCGTGCAAATGCAATCCCATGGCATGGCTGATATGTCAGTCCCTTAGTTCCGCTCAGCGCGGGCCCGGCGGATGATCTCCTCGGCCTGGGTGGCCTCGGCCACGCGCTCACCGAGCGCGGTCACCGCCTTCCACATGGCCTCGCGGTCTGCCCGCATATCGGCGACTTCTTTCTCCAGGGTGGCCAGCCTGTCTTCGGGTCTGACCGGTGGACGCGACTGCGCGCCGTTACTCAATGCGGATCCCTCCCCATGGGCGGCCTGCCTTGGCCAGCCCTAGCCGGTTCCGCGTTCTTCGCGCAGCGCCCGGATCAGGGCAGTCCGCTCATCCTCAGTGAAAGTGGTGAGGCTCCAGATCGTTGCCTCGTCTTGTGTGACATATGGTTCGACGCCCAGACCGTCACCGAGGTTTACGCCCAGCACTTCTTCAATTGCGCCAATTGAGGATTTCGGGTAGGAGCGGTCGTGCTCCCAGTTGTCGATGGTCTTCTGGCTGACGTCGAGGGCGTCGGCCAGGTCAGCCTGCGAGAGACGTTTGCGCTCGCGGGCACGCTTGATCGTCATGCCGATCGGCGGCCGGTCGTCCATGCCTTCATGGTCTACGAAACTCCACGAAAGTCAAGCCGGGGTTAGAGGACTCTGGCCACTGAGATTACGTCAAGCTTCGCCTAGCTTCCTCTAGCTACTTGCTCTGCTACTTGAGTTACGCTAACTTACGTCCATGGCACGAAGCAGAAGCAGAGTCACGAACGGCCCGGCGATCCTCGCCAAGCGGGAGATGCTGGGCATCCCCCAGAAGACCCTGGCCGAGCGCATCGGCGTCTCCGGGTCCTATCTGTCCCGCATCGAGAACGGCGTCGAGACGCCCGGCCTGACCAGCACGGCAGTCCGCAAGCTGGCCGTCGAGCTGGGCGTCTCGCTCGAAGAGATCACGGTCCCCGTCGAGCCGGTGCCGGTGTGAGCACCCCAGCGCAGGCCCGCGCCGCCGCCCATCAGTCCTGGGCCAACACGGCCGACCGGACCGCCCGCACCGAAGCCGCCCGCACCGGCCTGCTGAACAAGTTTCAGCGGGAAGCCCGCGAGCGGCTCGGCGACGGCGCGACCGAACGGCAGGTCGCCCTGGCCGCCGAGTCGGCCCGCCGCGCCCACTACGCCCGCATGGCCGCTCGCCGCACCACAGCCCCGTAAAGCATTCAGCCCGCCCCAGGCACGGGGCGGGCTGGAGCAGCAACCAACAGTTTAGGAGCAGCAGCAATGCCCACCATCTACACCCGCAGCCAGGGCCTGGACGCCCCTGGCGCGCAACTGAACCGCCAGATCCTCGACGGAGGCCACCTGCTCGTCACCGTCGAGATCGGCGACCAGGGCAGCTATGTGGCCTTCGGGTCCCCCGACGAGATCGAGCCCTACATCGCCGCGTTCTGCGAGGCGCTGGAGCTGGCCCGCCAGGGACAGGCCGAGCTGGCCGCCGCCGGGCACGCCTTCGTCGCGCCGGGCCAGGTCTCCCCGGGCCGTGTCGCGCGCGACGCCTGCATGAAGTGCGGGAAGCGCCGGAGCATCCACCAGCCGTCCGCCGAGACCGGCCAGTGCACGGCCCACCTGGACGGCGAGCAGTGCCGCCGCTACAACAGCCACGAAGGTGACCACGTCGCGGACAGTGGTGTGACCTGGGACATGTTCCCCACCGAGCCTGCCGACGTTGACCCTCGCTGCTCCGTGGACTGGGGCAACGGCATGGCCACGCAGCGGTGCGCGCTCGACGAGGGCCACGCGGGCGGCCACCGTGACCAGGACGGCCACACCTGGCCAGCCGCCGCCGCCTTCCCCGTCATCCCGGCCGAGCAGATCGCGGCCGAGGTTGCCGAGGACGTCCGCAACCTGATCGCTGGCGGTGCGGCATGACCGCCGCCGTCGAGGCCCTGCGCCGCATCGACATGCTTGGCGACGAAGGCCGACTGCGCGTGCTCCAGCTCCTGGTCGGCGACGGGGTCGCCGACGCCATCCTGGCGGCGACCGAGCAGGTCGGCCAGCCCCGCCAGCCCAGCCTGCCGCCGTTCACGCCCGCAATGTCGATCAGCGACGTGCAGCCGCCGATGCCGCACGCCACCCCCATCTGCGGCGCGCGGAACCTCGACGCGGACGGGGCACGCTGCGTCGCCATCCCCGGTCACACCGACGTGGACCACGTGGATGCGGCCGGGTACCGGTGGCCGGTCGAGGCGCCCCCGCTGCCGTTCACGCCCGCCGCACCCGACACGCCCGCCGCCCAGGACGAGGCCGTGCTGGACGGTGCCCGGTGATCAAGATCAACGGCAAGACCATGCTCACCGCCGACGACGTCGCCGGGCTCTTCGGCGTGGACCCGAAGACCGTCACCCAGTGGGCCAAGTCCGGGCGCATCGCACACATCCGCACGCCGGGTGGCCACCGCCGCTATGCCGCTGCCGAGGTCCAGGACCTGCTCGACCGCGGCCGTGGGGAGCGGACCCAGTGACCGCGCGGTGGGCGGTTGCCGTCCTCGTCGCCGTGCCCGCCGTGTTCACGCTGGTGGCGCTGGTCCGGTCGAACCGCCGGAGGCTGCCGTGATCCCCGCGCTGACCGCCGCCGCCCTCGCCGCCGTGCTCGCGCTCGCCTGCCTGTGGCCAGCCCTGGCCGTCCCCATTGGCCGCCACGCCCACCCCGCCGTGGCCGCCCTGCCCGAACTGGCCCACCCGCTGCCCGAGCCGCCCCGCCCGCCGGTGTGGGCGCCGCCGCGGCTCGCCCCCTACACGCCGGCCGCCGCGCCGTACGAGCCGTACAGCGCGGATGCCCGGCTGGTGGCCGATGAGGCGCGGGAGTGGGCCGCGCCGCTGGCCGAGGCGATCGAGGCGGGCGCGGCGGCGGCCAGGGCGGCCAGCCCGGTGCCGCCGTGGCCGGGGACGTTCACGACCGGGTCGTTCCGGGCGGTTTGCGGCGGGGAGCCCGGTGATGGCTAACCCCTACCGGGAGCGTGAGGCCGCTCTCCAGGCCCAGGCCGAGCGTGACCGCGTCCGGCTCAGGCCACGGGACGGCATAGACCCGGCGCTGGCCACCAGCCGGGCGGCGCGCGCCGCCACACCCGTACCCGCCGCCGTGGTCAAGAGCGCCGTGGTCAAGGAGGCCCCGGCCATCGGGCCACCCTCGGTGACCGCCGTGCCGCCGCCCGGGGCCGCCCCTGAGCTGAGGGGTGCGGTCAGGGTCGGCGGCTTCCCACCCGACTCCCGTACCGGGCGCACCCGCTACCCGTTCCCCGAACTCGCCAGGGACGGCGGGGTCTGGCGCATCGACCCCGCCACCTGGGGGGCCAAGCCGCTGTCCATCCGCTCCGCCGCCAACAAGTGGGCGCACAGCCACGGCTACACCGCGCAGGCGCGCACCGGCGCGGACGGGATGCTGTACCTCCAGTTCAGCAGGACGGCGGCGCGCTGATGTACCTCGCCGAGATGGCCGCCGCGTCCATCCTCGTCCCCGCCGCCGTCGCGTTCGTGGCGTGGCGGCTGCGCTGGCTGAGGCGGGTGCCGTGAGCACCACCACCGAGCCCAGGTGCGGGCGCTGCCACAAGCCCAAGCCCGCCCACGAAGGCGGCACACCCGAAGAAACCGAAATCCTCCTGGGCCGCCTGCACTGCAAGGGCTACGCCATCCCCCGCGCCGAGGCCGCCCCCATCGCCACCGACCCCGCCGCCCTCTGCCGCACCTGCTGGAGGCGCGGCCACAAGACGGAAGACTGCCCATGCTGACCGACATCATCCTGGCCGTCATCGCCCTGGCCGTGTGGACCGCCGTGGCCTGGTGGCTCGCGCTCGCCCTCGGCCAGGCCATCCACGGCCGCGACGACGCCGACCTGGCCGCCCTGGTGGATGCCACCTGTGAGCCCCGGCATCACACTCACGAGCGGCTGGCCGACACCGGGGAGATGGCCGCCGTGCCCGACGAGCTGGCGCGCCGGCGTGCCAGGGGGCCGGCGTGATCATCACCGAGCCCGGCATCTACGACGGGCTGGACGAGGCCGAGTACCACCGTGACCCCGTGCCCGGGGGGTCGCTGTCCTCGACCGGGGCGCGGGAGATGCTGCCGCCGTCGTGCCCGGCGCTCCACCACTACCGGCGCACCCACCCCGTGTTCAAAGACGTGTTCGACTTCGGCAGCGCGGCGCACAAGCTCGTGCTCGGCACCGGGCCGAAGGTCGAGGTCATCGACGCCAGGGACTGGCGCACCAACGCCGCCAAGGACCAGCGCGACGCCGCCCGCGAGAACGGGTTCATCCCGCTGCTGAAGCACGAATGGCAGCACGTCGAGGACATGGCCGCCGCGATCCAGGACCACCCGCTGGCCGGGGAGCTGCTCGACCCGCTCGCGGGCGGGAAGGCCGAGCAGTCGCTGTTCTGGCGCGACCCCGACTTCGAGGTGTGGTGCCGGGTCCGCCTGGACTGGCTGTCGGGCCACCGGGTCACCAGCACCGGCCAGTTGATCATCGTGGACTACAAAACGGCCGACAGCGCCGACCCGGAAACGTTTGCGCGCAAGTCGGCGGCTAACTGGGGCTACCACCAGCAGGACGCCTTCTACAGCGAGGGCGTGCGCGTGGTGCTCGGCGAAGATCCCGTGTTCTGGTTCATCGCCCAGGACAAGAACCCGCCGTACCTGGTGAGCGTCGTCGAGCTGAGCCCGGAGGACCAGCGGGCCGGTCACGAACTCAACCGGATCGCCCTGGAGCGGTACCGGGACTGCAAGCAATCCGGCATCTGGCCGGGCTACCCGAACGAAGCCGTCACGGTCGCGATGCCCCCGTGGGCGAGGTCGAGGGGTGATGACTGGTGAAGGCCTATGAGATCAAGCTGTCTGGCTGCGACGACAGCACGCGGTTCGTGATGGACCTCGACGACGCCGAAGCCGCCCTGCTCGAACGTGTCGCGGCACGCAGTCAGGAAGCCAGCTCGTACGGCTGCGAGCCCCGGATGTACCTGACCACCCCGCCCCCCGAGGAAGACGAGTTCTGATGTGGGCCGTGATTCTCGGCAGCCACCTGCCTTACCACGCCTCCGCCTGCTGGGTTTTCACCGACGAGCCCACCGCCCAGCGGTTCGCGGCCTTCGTCACCAGCGAGATCGACCCGGCCCAGGTCATCAAGGCCGCCGACCCCGTCTGCGAGCTTCTGAACTGGCGCGACCAGATCGCGTCCCGCACCGCCATGTGCGAGATCCCGGGCGACTGCCCGAACGGCCCCGGCCCGCACGCCTATGTCCCCGATCAGGAGATGTTGCCCGAAACCGGTTACGTCTGCTGCCGCCAGCCTTCCGAGGAGCACGAATGACCATCGCAACCCACAACGGCGGCCAGTCACTGGCCACCCGGCCGGCCGCGCTCGCGATCCGGCCCGGCCAGGAGATGTGGAGCGACAAGCAGCGCGCCGCCCTGGCCGCGCTCGGCATCAAGGACGCCACCAACGGCGACCTGGCCGTCTACATGCACTACTGCCAGAAAACCGGCCTCGACCCGTTCAGCCGCCAGATCTACATGATCGCCCGCCGCGAGAAGCAGGGCGACCAGTGGGTGAGCAAGCAGACGATCCAGGTCGGCATCGACGGGTTCAGGGTGATCCGCGACCGGATCGCGGCCCGGCTCGGCGTCGACGTCGAGTACGAGGACACCATCTGGTACGACGCCAGCGGCCAGCCGCACGACGTCTGGATCTACGAGGAGCCGCCCGTCGCCTGCCGGGTCGTCGTGGTCCGCAACGGCCGGCGGTTCCCCGCCGTCGTGCGCACCGCCGCCTACATGCAGCGCAACAAGCAGGGCGACCCGGCGGGCCAGTGGAAGACCCAGGCCGACCACATGATCGAGAAGTGCGCGGAGGCGTTCGCGCTGCGGCGGGCCTTCCCGAACGACCTGGGCGGCCTGTACATCGACGACGAGATGGCCGCCGCGCCGCCGCCGCCAGTGCCCGCGCAGGCGGTCCGCGTCGGCACCGGCGGCATCACGGCCAGCAATGGCCACACGGGCACCCCCGGCCCGGCCGCTGGCGCTGCGCGCACGGAAGCCGCGAGCCCAGCCGGGCCGGGGGCACCAGACGCCCCGGAGCCGCCAGGAGCCAGCCAGCAGGCGGGACAGGACCCCCCGCCAGCGAGCGCGGATGCACCGGCCGCGCCACGGGTCAAGCCGGTGCTCAAACGCACCCTCGGCCGCCTCAAGGGCGCGCTGTTCGCCGTCCCGCTCGGCAACAGCCAGGACACCCAGGACGCCGTGTGCGCGCTCGCCGGGCGCACGGTGCTGCGCCCCGAGGACCTGCACGAGGACGAGGCGCTGGCCGTGCTCGCCGCGATCGACGCCGCACTGGAGGGCGCAGGGGGCGACAAGGATGCGGCGGCGGCGGCGCTCCTGGAGAGGGTTGCGGCGGTGCTGACCGCCCAGGCCCAGGACGAGGCAGCCGAAGGGCAGGCCAGCGATGGATGACCACCGGCACGAGGCCTACGACATCTACGGCACCGCTGCCACCAGGGGTGAAGTCGAGCGGATGGAGAGCACCTGCGCGGGGCTGCGTGAAGACCTCGGCATCGCCGAGGCGCGCATCCGCGACCTGGAGCTGGCGCAGCAGGAGTTCCGTGCCCGGCTGTCGGATCACGACCACGCGGACGGGGCGGCCAGCGATGCCTGACGGCCCCGCGCCCGAGCTGCGCGAGCCCATGATCCCCAGCAAGGGCTACGCGCAGGCCGCGCCGCCGGTCGGGGTGCCCCCCACGGTGGCCGACGTCTACGGATGCGAGGTCAGCGTTGGGGCCTGCGGTCCCAACGTGGTCCTCGCCATCCATGGCCACGCCCGCTACCTGAACGCCGCCCAGCGCAAGGACTTCCAGCTCCTGTTCGACGAGGCCGAGCAGCAGGCCGAGGCGTGGGAGGCGGACGGTGGCTGACCAGGCGCTGAGGTACGAGTTCCGGCCGCTCGAATGGGAAGGCCCGCTCACCCACGGCATGCGCAAGACCGCCACGTTCCGCGCCACTTACCCGGCCACGCTGGAGCTGCTGTTCCGCGAGGCCAGGAATCTCGGCGCTAAACACCTGATCTTGCAGGTGGACATCCGCGAACGCGACATCCGCACCGATGGCCTGCCGCGCGCCAACGCCCGCCACGGTGAGAACCCCGGCGTCATCGTGTCGTTCGAATCCCGGTTCGGGCCGCTGCGGTACGCCACCGACGTCTACTGCGACTGGCGGGACAACCTCCGCGCGATCGCCCTGTCCCTCGAAGCCCTGCGTGCCGTGGACCGGTACGGCGTCTCGAAGCGCGGCGAGCAGTACACCGGATGGAAGGCGCTGCCCGCCGGGCCGGGGCCGACGTTCGGCACGGCGGACGCGGCGCTGGCGTGGATGCGCGAGACCTCCCGGCACAGCCTGGGCCACCCCGGCGGCTCACCTAGGGACATGTACCGGCAGCTAGCCAAGGCGATGCACCCAGACAAGGGCGGCGACCCGGCCGATTGGGACAAGCTCGACCAGGCCCGCAACCTGCTCGTCACGGCTGGCCTGCTGTGAAGCGCTGGACGTGCCCTGACTGCCGCGAGCGGCTGATCTACGCCCGCACCCAGCGCGGGCGCGTCCAGCGGCTCAACTTCTTCCCCGACGACGCCGGCAACGTCGCCGCCTGGCACGACACCACCCTCACCTGGCACGCCCGGCACGCCCCGCCCGGCGAGGTCCTGGTCGCGCCAGAGAAGCGGTACATGCCGCACGAAGCCACATGCACGGCCAAACGCGCCAAGCCGCCAGCCGCGCCCCCGGCGAAGCTGGCGGCCAACGTGGTGCCGTTCCGGCGGCGCAAGCCCGTGCCGCCCTAGGACGCGGGTGCGGCTGGCCCTGGCCCCGAGCAGCCAGAGAGCCCCGCACCCGCCCGCCGCCACGGCTGGAGGTCCGTGGCGGCCGCGGACCGGCCCTGCAGTGCCCCGCTTCGGGGCCGGTCCGCCCAGATCGTTCCCGGGCCCTGGCAGGACACCCCCAGACGTGGGGCGGCGTTCAGCAGGGCCCGGGAACCGCCATATCCGCAGCAACGAGAGGAACACCGTGTCATTCAGCTTCAACGCAGTAGGCAGCCGCGACGAGGTCGTCGAGCAGCTCGGCCACGTCAAGGAAGGCACCCACGGCGACGGCGCGCTCGGGCCGGAGATCGCCGCCCTGCTGGCCGCACACCTCAAGGCCGATGACCCCGGCGAGCTGGCAGGCAGCTACCGCGTCGGCTACGTGGTCAAGGCCAGCGGGCACAGCGGAGGCGGGATCGCCGCCAGCCTGAACGTCACCCTGGAGCCGCTGTATGTGCAGTGGCCGCGCGAGGCCGAGCCTGAGACCGCGCTGGACTAGAACCGGCGCACCCCCGAAAACTAGCCCACCCACAGGAGAGACCGTGATCGACGTCATGGACCGCCACCCGGGCACCCAGCAGCTCGCCCGGTGGTTCAGCTACGACCACCTGCCCGCCGGCGAGCCGAAGGCGGTCAGCAGCTACTGCCACGACCTGGCCCAGGTGATGATCAATAACCTGCCAGACGGCCCCGAGCTGACCGCTGGGCTGCGCAAGCTGCTGGAGGCCAAGGACTGCTTCGTGCGGGCCAAGGTCGCCCAGCTCGCCGGGGACTAGCAGCACCCACCTGGCGCACGCGTGCCACGGGCCTGCTCGCAGCAGGCCGCCAGGACGATGGAAACCAACGACGCCGATCAGCGCGCCCGGCCGATCCTGCCCTTGGATGATCTGCTGCCCACATGGCAGGCGCTCCGCCTCCTGAAGCGGGAGCTAGAGGCGGCCGGGCATCCCGGCCTGATCGACGGCCATGGGCGGCGCTGGGCATGGAAGGCGGACGGCCTCTACCGCCACACCGCCACGGAAGCGTGCGCGGGACGCTGCGAAGGCGGAGCGGGGCATGGCGTCTTCGCGTGGCCGCGCTGCCTTCTCCCTGAGCCTGTGACCTTTGCAGAGGCGTCGTGAATGGCCCCCGCCGGGTCGTGCTCTACGCCCGGATCAGCGTCAGCAAGGAAGAGTCCGTCTCGGTGGAGCGGCAGCTCCAGGCGGGACGCAAGCTCGCCGAGGCGCGCGGATGGGAGGTTGCTGGCGAGTTCACCGACGATGGCGTTTCCGCAACCGCTAACCGGCCGGAGGATCGCCGCGGCTGGCAGGCGCTGCTCGCCGCCCGCGACTTTGACGCGGTCGTGATCTGGAAGGTGGACCGGCTCGCCCGGCGGGTCCTCGACTTCCTGCACGTGGATTCGGTTCTGCAGGAACGCGGCGCGGGCCTGATCGCCGTCGAGGACCCGATCGACATGACGACCCCGATGGGCCGCGCGTTCGCGACCATCCTCGCGGTGTTCGGCGAGATGGAGGCCGAGGCCATCCGGGCACGCGTCCGCGCCGCGCGGGCGCACCTGCTGAAAGAGGGCCGGTTCGCTGGCGGCGGCATCCCCTATGGGTACATGTCCGCGCCGAACCCGTCCGGTGCTGGCCGCATTCTGGTCAAGGACCCCGAGCGCATCGGGTGGCTGACCGAGATCATCGGGATGGCGCTGCGCGGCGAGACGATCGGCGCAATCACCAGGTGGCTCACAGCCGAAGGCGCACCGCTTCCACGGCGGAGGAAACCTGGTGCCGCGTGGAACCGGCAGACGGTTGGCGGCTTGCTGCGGAACCCGGTCATCGCCGGGATGACACCGCGGAACCCGGGCCGCACGAGAAGCGGCAGCGGCAGGCAGGTTGACCCGTTCGCCGTAGTCCGCGACGAGCACGGCGAACCCGTGATTGACGAGTCGCTGGCCTTGATCACATTCGGCGAGTTCACGGCCCTGCAACAGCTCCTCGCGGCCCGGTCGGGCTCCCAGGGGCACAAGCAGGCCGGAGCGGCCGCAACGAGTTCGTTCCTGGCGCGTATCGCGGTGTGCGACGACTGCGGCGTGCCCATGACCTGCGGGACAAACCAGAAGAAGGCCATCCTCTACTGCCCGCGGTGCCGCCAGGTGCAGGGGCGGTCGATGCTTGACCCGTACCTAGTGCGCCGCCTGCTGCGGGAGTGCGGGTCGCGGCCGCTCGGCGCGGCGACCGTCCGCGACCACTGGCGGGCTGCGGGCACCGACGATGGCGCGCGCCGGGAGGTGCTGCTGAGCCAGCTCGGCAGCCTGCGTATCCGGCGTGGGCTCGCAGGCTCGCGCTTCGACAAGTCGCGGATTCTCCTGGTCTGGCAGGAGCCATCCCGGATGGAGGCTGCCGTGCCGCCCTAGCCCTCCCGCGCAACCGCAGGCCACCGACCCCGGCAACCGGAGAGGCAACGTGAGCGTGGGCTACAAGCTGTACCGCGAGGTCCGCGACTTCGCCCCGGCCAAATGGACGGCCAGCATGCGCCTCGTGGCCCTCATGATCGCGGACGCAGCTAAAGAGGAAAGCCGGATAGCCATCATCGCGCGGCCATTGCTGCGCGCCCGCACCGGCCTCAGGGAAAACGGCCTGCGCGACGCGCTATACCACCTCGCGAAAGACGGATACGAATTCCGGATACCACGCGGGAAAGACAAGCGCGGACAGCCGGTATATGCCGCGAGAGGTTACGAGACCGATTATCAGGTGCCCGACATGGTGTCGGCGGGAATGGCTTCGATCACGGCCGCCGGAGACGGGGTGCCTGTGGAGAAACCTCCGTGAAGGTGCGGTCACCACCGCACCTACCGACACCCAAAGGTGCGGTCACCACCGCACCAAACCAGCCTAAGGCGCGGTCCTCACCGCACCTTCCCGCCGAACCTGCGGTCACGCCCGCACCTTCCTGGGGGGGTAGGGGGGGTAACTCTTAGATCCCTCAGAAGTCAAGACCAGCTCAAAGATCAAACCCACCTCAGCAGATCCAGATCCCACTGATCTACCTGTACCTGGAAGCATGCGGGCGCGCGCGAGCACAGCCTGTGGATAACCGAGGAGCTGAATTGACCGTTTACGTATCGATCGGCAACAGCGACGACAAACTCACGCAGGCGCAATGGGCCCACTTCGCCGCCGCAATTCAGGCTCGCGTCAGCATTGCCGCAAGCAAAGTCCACGCCTACTGGACGTCGTCGGCGGTTTCGCCGTGGCAGAACGCCTGCATTTGCGCCGACATTCCTGACGCCAAGGTGGCAGAGCTTAAACAGGAACTCGCATACATCGGGCGGCAGTACGGCCAGGACTCGGTCGCCTGGGCCGTCGCTGAGACCGAGTTCCTCAAGTGACCGACACCCTGCGCCAGGTGCTCGCACGCGCCGCCAGCGACGCCATCACAGGATTCGCCGACGAGATCACAAGCTGGGCGGCCGAACAAGTCACGCTCGCCGTCGTGCCACAGAAGGCGAGCGGGGAGCCCGAGGACGGCCAGTGTGAGCGGCACGAGTGGACCCGCATCGAACTCATCGACATCCCCCATCCGCACCGCTGCCGGGCAGCCGCCACTGATCGGGTACTGGTGCCAGTGCGGTACCGGCTGGCTGCCCGGCAGCACTGAGCAGCCTGACCATGCCCGGCGGCTCCGTGAGCGCTTTAACCGGGACTGAGCCAGCTACGATCAAGCAAAGTGACCAGCCCGCCCCTGGAGGCACCATGAACCTCGACACCCTCGAACAGGACTTCCGCCACACCGCCGACGACATCAAGACCCGCGTGGCCGAAGCCGTCGAAGCCGCGACAGCACCCGCCGCCCAGGTGCTCAGCCAGCTCAGCGGCAACTCCGTCGTCGCCGCCATCCTCAAGGCCGAGCACCTGTCACCCGGCACCGTCGACGCCATCGCCGAGTTCATCGGGAAGGTAGACGCCGAGGCGGCCAAGCTCGCAGGCGACAGCGCGAACCAGGTCACGCCGGGACCCCTGGTCGCCGACGAGCCCACCACGGACACGCCGCCTGTGCCACCCGCGCCCGCCGGGCCGCAGGTCGCAGGCGTCGCCTGAGCGCCCGCGTAGCACCAGCCGTGTAGCCCCGTGGCCAGGTTCACGTCCAGCCCAGTGGTGGCCGCCCGCCGCGCCCGGGTCCTGGCCATGCGCACCGAGCATCGCCCCTACGCCGAGATCGCTACCGAACTCGGCATTACGGCCAAGGTTGCGGAGGCCGACTACCGGCGCGCTCTCGAAGCTCTCAAGCGCGAGCAGGACGAGCGGGCGAAGTTCGCCGTCGCGCAGCAGCTCGCCGTCCTCGACACCGCCCAGCAGGCCGTGTTCGGGGTCCTGCGCCACAAGCACGTCACCGTCTCGCACGGCAAGATCATCGCCAAGTGGACCGGCCGCTACCTGACCGACCCCGAGACCGGCGATGTCCTGCGCGATGACGATGACCGGCCGCTGCGCGAGTACGAGGACCTGCAGGACGACGCGCCCGTCCTGCAGGCCGTGGACCGGCTGATCAAGATCGAGGAACGCCGCGCCCGGCTGCGCGGCCTGGACGCCCCGGTGAAAGTCGAGGTGGACAGTGGGAAGCTCGCCGCCATCCGGGCTATCGCTGAACGACTGGCTGCCCGACGGCTGGGAGACGTGGAACCCGGCGGAACTGGACCTGCTGCTGGAGACGCTGAGGCGCCAGGACCAGGCGGAGAAGCCGTCTGACCCGCTCGGGTGGGCCGCGGAGAACGGCCAGTTCCTGTGGTCGATGCAGCGCGACGTCATGCGGTCCGTCGAGCAGAACAGGCGCACCGTCGTCGTCTCCGCCGCCGGCATCGGCAAGAGCCACGTCGCCTCGCGCATCGCGGGCTGGTGGATAGACACCCACCCGGCCGACAAGACGTACGTGTGGACCACCGCGCCGTCCGGCGACCAGGTCGGCGGCATCCTGTGGGGCGAGATGCGCGCCATGCGCGACCAGCTCGCCCTGCCCGGCCGCATCGGCCTGGACAACAAGTGGCACATCGGCCAGACCCTCGTCGCGTCCGGGCGCAAGCCCGCCGACAAGGCCAAGGGCAGCGAGGACGCCCCGGACACCGGGCAGGGCTTCCACGCCCGCTACCTGCTGGTCATCCTCGACGACGCCGGGAGCCTCGACGAGTGGCTGTGGGACGCCGCCGAAAACATCACCACCGGCGACGACTGCCGCATCCTCGCCACGGGCAACCCCGACCACGCGGACAGCAGGTTCGCCCAGGTGGCCGACCATCACCCGCTGTGGACGTCGTTCACGCTGAGCGTGTTCGACAGCCCGCGGTTCACCGGCGAGCCGGTGCCGCCCGACGTCGAGGCCGCCCTGTCCTCGCCTCAGTGGGCGGCTGACCGGCTGGCCGACTGGGGCGAGGACGACCGCCGGTACATGTCCAAGGTGCTGGCCAGGTTCCCGAAGGACCACCCGAGCCAGATCGTGCCCGCGGCCGACCTGTCCGCGTGCTTCTTCGCCGAGCTGCGCTCCGCAGCCGAGCTCGTCCCGGTCGCGCTGGGCGTGGACGTCGGCGGCGGCGGGGACTGGACGATCGTGCGCGAGCGGTGCGGGGTGCGCGCCGGCCGCCGGTGGGCCATGCGGACGTCCAACCCGGAGGAGGCCGCGCCGTTCGTGATGGAGGCGGTCAAGGCCACCCGCGCCACCATCGTCAACGTGGACGGCATCGGCATCGGCTGGGGGGTGGCCGGTGAGCTGCGCAACATGATCGCCCGGCACGAGATCGACTGGGAATGCCAGGTCAACGTGGTCATGGTCAGCGCCGAATCGACGAACCCGAAGGAGTACCACAACCTGAAAGCCCAGCTCTGGTGGGAGATCGGCCGGGCCGGGTCGCAGCGGCACGAGTGGGACCTGTCGCGGATGGAGGAGCCGAAGGCGGCGAAGGACCAGCTCCTGAACTGCCGGTGGTTTCCCGATGCGAAGAACCGGGTGCAGGTCGAGGCGAAGGCGGACGTGAGGGCTCGGACGGGCGGGGAGTCGCCGGACGACGCGGACGCGCTGCTGCTGGCCTACTACGTGCCGCATGATGCGCAGGCCAGCTACTTCCAGGCGCTGACGAGTGGCAAACTGCGCAGTTGACCAGCGCTGGTGCATACTTCCTGTAGCTGATCACGCCAGCACGGGAGGCAACTTGTCCGACCACCTCGTCAACGGCCGGGACACCGGCGCCTATCCGCGCGCTTCCGCACGCCGGGCCGAGCGTGGCGTGCCGCCGTCACCGGAGGTGGCCGAGGCGGCCCAGGGCAACCTGGCCGACGTCATCGGCCAGGCCGTCGCCGTGCACCTGGCCAAGCTGCTGGCCGGGCTGCTGCCGGGACCGGCCGCCTGTTCCCTGCATACCGCCCGGTACAAGCAGGTGCTGGGCGAGTGGCGGGTGGCCGTGGCGAACGCGCTCGCGGCGGCCGAGAAGCCGCCAGCTCAGCCTGAGCCCGCGATCCCGCAGGGGTTCGCGTGGATGCCGGTGGCGCCCGCGCCAGGGCAGCCGCCGGTGGCGCTCCTGGTGTGCTTCGAGTGCTTCGAGACCGGGCCGAACGTGCGGCCAGTCGGCCTGGTGGACGCGTCCGGCAAGCAGATCCTCGCCCGGGGCTGAGCCGTGGCGGACGAGGCGAAAGGGCCGCGTACCGAGACGATCGTGCGCCAGTTCGGCGCCGACGGCGCGCTCACCCCCGAAACCGTCGTCACACAGACCACGCCAGAGGTCGCTGAGCTGCCGGGCCAGTACCTGTGAGCGGGCGGAACCGCAACCGCGGCCAGATCCCTGTCAGTGCACGCCAGGGCCGCACCCCGGCCGGGGTCAGCTTCACCGCCGACCAGGTCGGCGCGCTCCTGCAGATGAGCAACGGCGGCCGCGCCGACCCGCTGCCCCGGCCGCCGCAGTGGTCAACCGTCCCATTCGCCCCCGGCGACCCGCTCATCCCCGCGCCGATCAACCCGGTCAACCCGGTCACCCGCCGCGCCGAGCCCAGGCTGCGCGAGACCGAGGTGTCGTGGAACCTGAACATCTCCACGGCCCCCTACGTGCCGTGGCGCATCCTGCAGGAAGCGGCCGACATGCCGCTGTTCCGCAAGTGCATCGAGCGGCGCAAGTCGGTGTGCGAGCTGGACTTCACCGTCGCCGTGGACCCGAAGGCGATCGCCCGCGAGGCGGCGCTGACCGGCCAGCACGAGAAAGACATCGAGTCGGCGCTGCGCGAGCAGTACACGACCGAGATCGCCCGCATCAGCGACTGGCTCGAGCTGCCCGACCGGGGCAACGGGTACGACTGGCCCGCGTGGACGTCCCAGCTCATGGAGAACCGGCTCAAGTACGACGCCACGGTGATCTACCCGCGCAAGACGTACGGCGGCGACCTGTTCGCCCTGGAGGTCATCGACGGCAAGACGATCAAGCCGCTGATGGACGACCGCGGCGGCCGGCCGCTGCCCCCGGCGCCGTTCGCCCAGCAGATCCTGTACGGCTTCCCCCGCGGCGAGTACATCGCCGACGCGGAGATCGGCCCGGACGGCAAGCCGTGGATCCCGGGCGGCTACACCCCCGACGAGCTGGTGTACGAGCGGACCATCATCCGGCCCGAGACGCCGTACGGCATGAGCGCGACCGAGATCGCCCTGCTCGACGGCATCGTGTGGATGCGGCGGATGGGCTGGATCATGGCCGAGTACACCGAGGGCGTGATGCCCCCGGCGATGATCGAGACCGCCGAGACGCTGGAGTGGAACGAGGTCCAGTGGCAGGACTGGCAGCGGGCCCTGAACGACCACCTGGGCGGGAACACGCAGGAGCGGATGAAGTTCCCGCTGATGCCGCCGGGCACGAAGGCGGTCCAGTTCCCCGACCAGGCCGAACGGTACAAGCCCGACTACGACCTGTTCCTGGTGAAGCTGATCGCGGGCGACTTCGGGCTGCCCGCCAGCGAGGTCGGGTTCACCGAGGCCGGCGCGCTCGGCGCGAGCTTCCACGAGGGCGAAGAGGACATCCTGAACCGGCAGACCCGGCGGCCGGATGCGAACTGGCTGTCGCGGGTCGCCACCAAGCTCGCCGTCCGCCAGCTCGGCATGCCGAACGTGCTGCAGGTGCAGATCCTGGGCCTGGAGTCCGAGGACGAGGCGGCGGCGGATGCGGTGGCCAGCGACCGGATCAGCCGCGGCGTGATGTCCCGCAACGAGGACCGGGGCCGGATCGGGCTGCCGCCGCTGCAGTTCGAGGAGGCGGACATGATGACGGTGGACGTGGGCCGCGGCGTCGTGTTCCTCGATGGTGCGAGCAAGCTGGGCGCGCCGGGCACGCTGATCCAGCCGCCGCAGGCACCCCCGCAGATGGCGCCGCCCGCGCAGGACATCGGCATGGGCGGCGCCGACCCGAAGCACGGCGGCCAGGACGACGACGAGGACGGCCCGCAGGTGTCGAAGGCGGCCGAGGCGCGGGCGCTCCGGCGCTGGCTGGCCAAGGGCGCCCAGGCCCGCAGCCAGGGGCGCCGCAGGACGCCGTTCGAGTGCCAGGCGCTCACCGAAGCCGACGCGCGCCGGATGGGCCTGCCCGCCAGCGGCGAGGTCGTGTTCAAGGCGGATGATGCCGGCCCAAAAGCGCACGCCGGGCGTGGCCTGGCTGGGACCGGGACCGGGACCTCGTGAAGCTGTATGCGGGCCAGCTCCGGGAAGAGCTGGCCGCCGCGATCGACACCACGAAGCTGGCGGAGGCGTGGCGGGCGCTGCACCCGAAGGACGTCACGAAGAGTGCACCGCCAGGGACGGCCCTTTCAGGGGGTCGCGGGAGTTCACTTCTGGCTCCCCGTCCGGCCGGACCGGATCAACGCGATCGTGCCCGCACGCCCCTGGTGGCTGAGGATCACGCTACCAAGGCCATCTCCCACCCGAAGGACCTCACGAAGGCGGACGGCGCCGGTTGTAGGCGTGGCATGGACGCCTCGTTTAACGAGCGCTCCGCCAACGTGGGAACACGCGCCGTCTCACCCGACATGCCGCGAGACGCTCTCCAGCACCGCCCGCACGGTGAGGCTACCAAGGCCATCTCCCCGGTCTTGAGCGTTTTCCTCGACCGCGCCTGGACGGCTATCTCCGGCGTGCTGAAGCGCATCCTGCCGCGCTTGTACGCTGAGGGGTGGGTGCTCGGCCAGCAGGCCGCCGCGGCGCTCACGGCCGCCACCGGCGTGGACTGGGGCGACTGGACGCCGGGCGACTGGGAGGCGGCCGAGGCGATCGCCGGGGCTGGGCTGCGCGAGCTGCTCGACGACGCCGGAATCCAGATCAAGAGCATTGCCGACAGCCGCGTCGAAGAGCTGGCCGACGTGCTGGAGGCGACGCTGGCCAGCGTCGAGACGAAGCGGCCGCCGCTGCCTGAGCCGCTGCCGCCGATGCTGTCGGTCGGCGACCTGGCGCGGCAGCTCGAAGACGTGCTCGACAACCCGGGGCGGGCCGAGCTGGTGGCGCAGGCGGAGATCGGGCGGGCGCAGGCTGAGGCGGCGCGGAAGGTGTACGCGGAGCAGGGCGTGGCCGAGGTCGAGATCAGCACGGCCGAGGACGGCAAGGTGTGCCCCATCTGCGACGCGGCGGCGCAGGTGGGCGCGCACCCGGTGGGGACGCCGCCGATGGTGCTGCTGCACCCCAGGTGCCGGTGTGCTGAGCTGCCCGTGCTGGCGGGTGCGTCGTGAACGACCGTGAGGGCCGTAGCCTCGCGTCGCTGGTTGGCGAGCAGACCTCGGACCACGCCCCGATCGAGTCGGTTTACGGGACCGTCTGCCGCACCTGCGTGACCTGGCTGTCGGACGACTACGAGACCGGGGAGTTCGGCATCGCGATCCCGGTCCAGTGGCCGTGCGGAGTGAGCCGCGCCTACGAAGCCTTGGCTGGTGCGTCGTGAGCGCGCCCAGGTGCCTGCATTGCCTGGACGACGGGATCGTCTGCGAGGACCACCCGGCCTACCCGTGGGGCATCACCGTAGAGGGCCACGCCCACTGCGGCGCGGCCGGGATGCCGTGCCCGGCGTGCTGCTCACCGATCCCGGAGGACGGTACGCACTCGATCGCTGAGGCGTTCGTGCCCGACTGGATGCGGTCGTGATGTGGCACTGGCTGAACATCCACCTCTGGGCCCCGATGTGGCCCAACATGTTCGCGCCCAGCGCGATCACCCTGGCCGCGATCACGATCAGCCACTTCAAGGCGAAGTGGCACCGCGAACGCCAGCACGAGGACATGAAACGGCACGTCACCAAGGGAGCTGGGGAATGGGTAACGCCAAGGTCACGGTAGGCCCGGACGGGACGATCACGGCCGAGACGGGCGGCGGCGGCGCGGCCAAGGCCACCTGGGACGGCGAGACGATCGCCACCCGCGTGCTGAAGTCCGAGGACGAGCGCCGCTACACGCTGAACGTGATTTACCCGGCCGACAAGGCCGACATCGGCAAGGCGCTCGACGGCCACCGCGACTTCGCCAGCAAGGCCGTCGTCGAGGACGCCGCATGGAACTACATGCAGAACTACCGGCAGGTAGGCGTCGCGCACAGCCCCGAGCACGCGGCCAGCCTCGGCGTCACGTTCAAGGCCGACGGGGCGGCCGACCTGGTCGAGTCCTACATCTACCGGGGCCCGGACTGGGTGATCAAGGCGGCCGACGGCTCCGAGGTCGTGATCAAGGCAGGCGACTGGCTCGGCGGGTTCATCTGGCCGCCGGGCGAGTGGGCGGACATCAAGGCGGGCAAGCTCGGCCAGGTGTCGGTCGAGGGCGGCGTGACCCGGCGGCAGCCGTCACCGGACGCAGTAGCGAATCTGAGGGACTGACATGGGACCTGACCTGCTCGATGGCGACGTGGAGCTGACCGAGTTCGTGGCGATGGACGTTCAGTCGATCAAGGGCGTCAGGCAGGGCGCGAACGGCTTCCCGGTGCTGCTGATGAAGGGCCTCGGTGAGCCCGGAGCGGCCAGCAAGGCCAGTGATTCCAGTGATGCCAAGGACTGCCCGACCTGCAAGGGTGACGGGAAGATCAAGGGCAACACCACCGACTGCCCCGACTGCGACGGCACCGGCAAAATGAAGGCGGCCAAGAGCGTCCCGGCGTGGCACGCGGCGGCGAAGACGCTGGCCAGGATGACGCTGGCCGCGCCGTCGCTGCCCCGCGAGGCGCTGTGGAAGGCGATCGCGGCCGACGGCAGCCTCGACGAGCAGCCCGACATCGACGGCGGCCAGCAGGCCATCGCCCTGATCGCCAAGCTGATCACCTACGAGGCCGACGAGCTCGCGGCGGGCCGCACCGGCGAAGTGTGGGACATCCGGCTGCTGTCAGACGCCGTGATCAGCCTCAAATGCTGGCTGGCCAACGAGGCGGCCGCGCAGGCGAACGCGGCGAACGGCGGGTGCGGCTGCTGCTCGTTCTGCAGCGGGCCGGCGTGCGGCTGCTGCCCGATGTGCTCGGTCGAGTTCGTCATGTGCAGCGTCGCCCAGGACGTCACGGTCAAGGCCCTGCTCGACGACCTGGTGGCCAAGGCCAAGCTGTCCAGGGCGGAGCTGAACGAGCTGCCCGACAGTGCGTTCGCCTACATTGAGCCAGGCGGGGACAAGGATGCTGACGGCAAGACCACGCCGCGCAGCAAGCGGCACTTCGCCATCCACGACAAGAAGCACGCCGACAACGCGGCCACCCGGATCGCCCAGGGCGCCAAGTTCGGCGACGAGGCGTCGCCGAAGGTGAAGGCGGCGCAGAAGCGGTTCGGCGAGAGCGACACGTCCAAGGGCGCTGTTGCGGAAGGTGAGACGGCTGTGGATACTGGCACCGAGGACACCGGCAGCCTGGCTAAGGCTGTCGAGGACGCTGTCACAAAGGCCACGGCCCCGCTGCTTGAGCGTATTGAGACGCTCGGCGGCGAGGTGGCGAAGGTGAAGGCGCTACCGGTGCCCGGCGGTCCGCTCCTGTCCACTGTGCGCGCGCATCAGCGCGGCGCGGCTGGCGAGGACTGGACGGCCAAGGCCGCGCACTACCGGCAGCAGGCAGACCTGCATTCAGACCGGGAAACCGCGGACGGTTACCGCCAGCTCGCCCGTGAGGCCGACGAAAAGGCAGCCAAGGCCAGGACGCAGGCACCTGCCGCAGCGCCAGCCAGCTAGCCCCCACCGCGCCACGCGGGCACACACACCACACCGGGAGTGCCCCCGTGCCAACGCCCCAGCAAATGTTCGCCGACCGCCAGGGGACCGCCATCCTCGAGCGGTTCGAGGAGTACAAGACCGAGCTCGCCAAGTCGATCGGCCGGGCCGACGAGGGCCGCGACTACTGGCAGGCCGCATCCGCCGGCGGCGAGGGCCGCATCCAGCGCAACGTGCGCCCCCCGGCCGGGTACGCCGAAGCCCGGCAGGCCCGGCTCGACACCCTGGACACCCTGCAGAAGGGCCTGTCCAGCGACCAGGCCACCGCCATGTCGGCGGAGCTGGCCAGCCTGCGCGAGGACCTGGCCAAGGACTGGGACGCCAGCTTCCCCGAGTCGGGCACGATCACGATGCCCGCCCAGCTCGCCCCGATCGACCTCGAGGGCCCGGCGAAGATGCTGGTGCCGCTGGAGACGCCGCTGGTCAACTCGGTGCCCCGGGAGAACGACGGCGTCGGCTCGGCACTGCAGTACCGGCGCATCCTCGGCTGGTCCAACACCGGCGTCGGCGGCGTCCCGGACCTGATGCCGTTCATGGCCAGCGAGTTCCCCAGCGCGCAGTCCACGGCGAACCTGCCGCAGTTCGGCGGCTACTCCAACACGACCGGCGGCGTCGCCTCCGGCGGCCTGGGCCTGCGGCGCGGCCAGAAGATCACGTACAAGGCCGACGCGCCGTCGATCGGCTACGTCGAGCTGTCCCTGTCCGACGTCGTGAGCACGAAGGCGTACTACATCGGCCAGGGCTACCAGGACCCCCGCCAGCTCTCCGCGACCGCGCTGCTGTGGGCGCACAAGCTCGGCGAGGAAAAGGGCATGCTGTACGCCCGCGGCTCCGGCACTGGCTACACGGGCGCGGTCGCCGCGCCCACGTTCACCGGCGCGGGCAACGTCGTGTCCGCCTCGACCGGCGGCACGATCGCCGCGGGCACCTACAGCGTGATGCTGACCGCGATCGCGGGCGGCGGCGAGTCGGCCCCGTCGGCCGTGGTCACGTCCGGCACCGCGATCACCGGCACCGGCACCCTCGCCATCACGTTCCCGGCGATGCCCGCGGGCGGCCTCGGATGGAACATCTGGGCGCTGAACGCCAGCAGCGGCAACTTCTTCTACCAGGCGTCGGTCGGCGCCGGGAACGCCTCCTACACGCTGACCAGCTACAACGCGGCCGGGCCGACGACCGCGAGCACGTCCACGGCGGACACCACGGCCAACCCGAACGGGTACGACGGGTTCCTGACCGTGCTGACCAACCCGTCCGTGTCCGGGTACGTGGCCAACTACGTGGCCAGCGGGTCGACGTCGCAGAACTCGGTCGGCGGCGGCGTCTCCGGCAGCACCGCCTGCGGCGACACACCCTTCCAGAACGCGTTCGCGGCGCTGAACGGCGCGGCCACCTACCCGGGCAACTACGGCATGGACTCCGGCGCCCCGGCGTGGCCGTGGACCGGAGGCACCGCCTACGGGCAGAAGCTGAAGGCCAACCCGGACGTCGTCTATGTGGACGGCATGATCCGGCTGGCCATGGGCAAGTTCGTGCGGCTGGCGGCGGGCGGCTCGACGGCCTACCGGATCCAGATGCAGACCGAGGACGCGACCGGCGGCCTGCAGGTCGGCGCGATCGTCAACGGCATCGCCAACCAGGTCACCGGCAAGATGGTGGACTTCGCGTACCACCCGGACATGCCGCCGGGCAACTCGTTCATCTGGTCCAAGCAGCTCCCGGTGCCCAACAGCAACATCCCGAACACGGTGGTGGCCAAGAACGTCCAGGACTACCTGTACCAGCCCTGGACGCAGATCCAGTTCACCTACGATGCCTCGACCTACCAGCTCGGCACGATGGTGTTCTACGCGCCGTCGTGGTCGGGTGCGATCGGCGGCCTGCTGCCGTGAGCCAGGCCGCGACGTGGGCGTTCACGCCGCCGCAGGCTGGTGCCGCGGCGTGCGTGGCGTCCTGGGACGGCGCCCACACGCTGACCGACACGGTCGCCGCGACGGGCGCCCCGCTGGCGACCTATTCGGGCCAGTCGCTGGCCCGGCTGGCCGCGCCGCTGACCCACTTCGCGTCCGGCAGCCCGGCCGGGCGCGGTGCGGCTTACGCGACACTGGGCAACGGTGTGACGTCGATCGGCGGCCAGGCGGGCGCGCTGACGCTCGCCCAGATCGGCGCGGCCGGCCTGCAGGCCGCGTCGGTGAACTTCAAGCCCGCCAACCCTGCCGCCACCGTGAGCACGACGCTGGTGATGATGGGCCTCGGCGCGACATGCGTGTTCACGCCGTCCGGCACGGGCAAGGTGCGCGTCGACATCACCGGCCAGCTCGGCCAGGCCACCGCCGCGGCGTTCGACACAGTGGCCGCCCGGTACGGCACCGGGACCGCGCCCGTCAACGGCGCGGCCGTGGTGGGCACCAGGTTCGGCGGCGGCCAGGACGCCGTGGAGCGGCCCTCGTCGTTCTCCGGCGCCAGCACGGCGGTGCCGGTCGGGTTCACCGACGACCTGGCCCTGACGCCGGGCACCGCGTACTGGTTCGACCTGGCGCTGCTCACCGGCTCCGGGTCCGACTCGGTGTACCTGCAGAACATCAGCGTGACGATCGAGGAGCTGCCGTCGTGACCAAGGTGATCGTCGCCAAGGGGTGCCGGGAGATCGACAGCCCGTACACCGGCACCCGCTACTACGCCCGCGGCGGCGCGAAGGGGTACGAGGGTGGCGGCCTGTTCGACATGGCGCCGGCCGACGCGGCCCTGGCCGTGAAGATGGGCGGCGCGATCGCCTCGCTGAACGGCACCGCCCCGAAGGGCACCGGGTTCCGCTGCCCTGCCTGCGGGTTCGGGTCATGGCTGAAGACGTGCGGCCGGTGCGGGGCGGAGTGTGAGCGCGAATGAAGTACGCCGTCGTCATCACCGGCCAGGGCGTCGCCCCCGGCACGCCCCACCCCGGCGCGGTCGTCCCGCACCCGGATGCGGTGCCGGACGCCACGCCGCAGGAAGGCCGGGCGTGCACGGAGCTGACCAAGGCGGGGGAGCCGTGCAAGGGCACCCCCGGCGACGACGGGCTGTGCGCCGCCCACAAGCCAAAGGAAGACGAGGGTAAGTGACCACACCCGTCGTCATCCCGGCAACCAGCCCGCAGGTCACGCAGCCGTACCTGACGGCGGCCCAGTTCATCGCGTACCCGACGTGGCTGGACCTGGACAACCTGGTGCCGGGCGGGGCGGCAGGCATCCAGGAGGACGCACTCACCGACGCCCTGCTGGCGGCGACGGACTGGGCGGTCGGCGAGTGCTCCGGCATGCCGCTGAACGCCCACTGGGTGCAGAACGAGCAGCTCCGCACCCGCACGGGCAACGGCGGCAAAATCTACATCAAGCCGCGCCACATCCCCATCCGGCAGGTCACCGCCCTGTCCTACGGCTGGGATCCGGCGGCGCTGGGCGCGCTGACGCTGCCCGACCCGACCATGTGGATCGAGGACGGCCGCGAGGTGTCGTTCCGGCCGGGCGGCGCGGCGGCCCAGTTCACCGGCCCGGCGATCCAGTTCGGCCCGCGCTGCACCGTGGGGTCCGAGGTGTACGTGGACTGGTCGTACGTGCCGGGCTACCCCTCGACCTACTTTGCCGAGGCAGTGAGCCCGGACGCCGGGGCGGTCACCGTGGCCGACCCGACCGGCATCAACCCGGGCGATGTGCTGCGGGTCTACGACGTGGGCGTGTCCGAGGCGCTGACCGTGGCCAGCACCTACGTCCCGGCGCTGCCCACGGTGCCACCCACGCCGACGAGCATCCCGCTGGCCGCACCCGCCCAGAACGCGCACGTCGAGGACGTGGGCGTGACGGAGATGCCGCGCAGGGCACTGCAGGCGGTGATCGCCTACGGGGTCGCGCTGCTGATGCGCAAGGACGTCAGCGACGAGGAGCCGGTGTCGGCGTTTGGGCCGTCGGCGCGGACGGTCGGCGACGGGAACAGCCAGGCGGCCAAGGCGGGCGGCCTGGTCAACGACGCGCGGGGCTGGATCGCCTCGTTCCGGCCCACGCTGAGGTCCTGATGACCGCCGGGGACCGCAGGCTGGTCCGCGAGGCCGTGGCCAGCTACTTCGGCGGCACCCTGCAGACCGCAGACGCCGGTATCTACTACCAGGGCGGCCCGCTCACCAGTGCCGGGCTCGGCACCGCCTACCCATACCTGATCAAGGGTGCGCCGGACCAGTTCTACACGCTCGGCGAGAGCGCGGGCACCGGGTGGGGTGCGATCCTGACCGTCCGCCTGGGCCAGACGCTGATCAGCCGCCGCAAGGAAAAGGGCGGCGCGATGGGCGGCGCGACGTCGGGGTTCCGGGGCCGCTGGTACACCACCGTGTGCTCGCTGCAGGTCATCTCCTACCTGCCGCACCTGGAGACGGCCGAGGCCGCGTTCGATGACCTGCTCGACGCGTTCCTGGGCCTGATCTACGCCGACCGCACGCTCGGCGCGACCAATGCGGGGCTGTACCCGAACCCGCCGTACTTCGGCAACCGGCTGATCATGCAGGCCGGTGAGCCCGACATCAGCCTCGGCAAGCCGGACTGGCAGGTCGAGACCGACCGCGGCCGCGCCGAGGGTGGCATCGATATCACGTTCGACGTCCTGACCATGGTCGCGGCCTGAGGAGGCAGCAGCAGTGAAGTACAGGTACGCGGGCCCGGGCCCGGTCGAGGACCCCGACGACCACGCCGTCGTGCACCCCGGCGACGTCCGCGAGATGGAGTCGTGCGACTGGGGGCCGTGGGAGCTCGTCCCGGAGGATGGCGGCGCTGAGGCGCCCGCTGCCGTTCCGGCCGCCCCGGCACCCGCGCCAGCGCCGGAAACCACGCCAGCGGCCAGCACGGCCAGCGGCACCAGCAAGGAGGCGTGACCATGGCAGCGCCGACCACGATCTGGCCCGTCCAGGAACGGGAAGTCTTCATTGTCAAGGAGGCCACCCCCGGCACCATCCCCGGCACCATCGGCCTGCCCGTCCCGGTCACCCAGTTCAAGCCGTCCGACAAGCCCATGTGGATCAGCGACGAGTCCGAGCAAGGCCACATGGGCGACATGTCCGGCGTCTACCAGGGGCCGCTGATCGCCGGGATCGACATCGGCGGCCACGTCACCGGCGACATGATCGGCTACTTCCTCAACAACCTGATGGGCGACTACACCGTGGCGGGCACCGCGGCCAGCCCGGCCGGGGTGACGAGCGCGGCCATGGCCGCCGGGGCGACCGCGATCACCGTCGCCTCCGGCGGGGCATCGTTCACCAACGGCATGTACCTGTGGCTGGAGGACGCGGGCAGCCCGGCCGCCAACGAGGTCGTCCAGGTCACCGCCACCGGCTCGGCGACGTCCATCCCGATCACCGGCTGCCGGTTCGCGCACCTGACCGCGATGCCCTTCACCAACACCGCCGCGCCCTATACGCACTCGTTCAGCCTGCTCAACGGTGGCGGCTCGTACGTGACCGCGAACGGGCCCGGGCAGCCGGTCACGCACACGATCACCGACCGCACCGGCATCCCGGCCACCGGCCTGGCCGCGCAGTACGCCTACTGCTGCGTGTCGGAGATGACGTTCACCGGGAACGCGGAGAAGCTGTTCGACTGGACCGGCAAGATCACCTGCCAGGCCCGCCAGATCGCCGCCAGTCCCACCTACACCACCAACGTGTCGACGGTGAACCCGTACCCGGCGTGGCGGTCCGTCGTCGGCATCGGCGGCGTCGCATCCGGCGGCACGCAGGTCAAGGACGTCCCCGAATGGTCGGTCACCATCGGCCGGGCGATGAAGGCCTACAACACCGCCCAGGGCGCGCAGGCGCCGTACGTCATCGCCCGGGGCAAGATGTCGGTCTCCGGCAAGCACACCATCGGCCCGGCGACCGACGAGTCCGCCCTGCTGGCCCTGCTGGCCAACACGCAGCCGCAGCTCGAGTACATCGCGGGCAACGGGCTCACCGGCGCGTCGCTGGTCTCCACCACGTTCGACATCGGGCTCGGCGCCTACCAGACGGCCGACCTGCAGGACGGCGACGTGCTGTTCGGCTACGACGTCCCGTGGAAGGCCCCGGCCACCGCCAGCTCGTTCACCTGCACACCGTTCACCGGCCCGCTGACCGGCATCTCCGGCGGCAAGTCCGCCATCAAGATCACCCTGGTCAACGCGGTCCCCAGCTACTGAGGAGTAACGATGCGAACTGACCTGAAGTCGGGCGCCTGGATCGAGCACCGGCCCATCCAGGACCTGAAAGGCAAGGACAAGGACGCCGTCGACCGGGTCATCCGCATGTCGCTGCCGATGACCCCCGAAGGCGAGCTGGACACCAGTCACGGCCTGTCGATCGGCATGGAGATGCAGGAGAAGCGCCGCAACGCGCTGATCGCCCGCGTCGTCACTGGCTGGTCGTTCACCCGCGAGGACGGGTCGCCGCTGCCGGTGCCCTACCACGAGGCCGGCCTGATCGCCCACGAGGACTCGATCGGCGACTACCCGATCGACGACTCGAACGAGATGGACGAGCTGCTCGCCCCCTACCTGGCGAAAGTCGCCAGGAAGCCGAACCCAAAAGCCCGGGCGGCGGCGACTACCACCGCCTCAAATGGGTCATCCAGGGCAAGCGCGGAGCCACCCTCCCCGACGGCCTGAGCCACGAGGGCTGGCGGGACATCGTATGGCTGCTCAACTGGGGAATCCCGCCCGAAGAGGGGCTGAGCCGGGCGGAGCTGCCGCTGGAGGTCGTGGTATGGCTGCCCGCCGCGCAGGCGGCGCTGGACCGGGCACGTAAAGAGGCACAGGAGGCGAAGCGGTGACACCGGCTGAGCTGGCCGCACGCCTCGCCCGCCTCGACGACGAGATCAAGGCGCGGGCCGCCAAGGCGGCAGCAGACGCGATGGCGCTCACCGCCCAGCGGCAGATCGTGAAGTCCATGCACGGGCCCGCGCCGTCGCCTCCCGGCACGCCGCCCGCACGGCGGACGGGCACCCTCGCCCGGTCGCTGCGGGTCGAGCCCGCCGCGGCCGGGGTCCGCGCCACCGCCCGCCTCGCGCCGCACACCGTGTATGCCCGGATCCAGCAGCTCGGCGGGGACATCCACGTCGTGCGGGCCAAGGTGCTCACCGACGGCAAACGGTTCTTCGGCACCCACGTCCGGCTCCCGGCCCGGCCATACATGAAGGTCGGCGACAAGGCTGAGCTCCGGCGGGCCGCCGCCCGGGCGATCAAGGACGTGATCGGCCTTGAGTGAGGACCTCGGGCCGGTCGAGCTCGAGTTCACCTCCGACGCCGAGCAGGCGGCGGAAGAGGTCCGCGAGCTGGCCGGTGAGGCCAAGGCGCTGGCCGACTCCGCCATCGAGGCCAAGGCCGGCCTTGACGAGATGCGCGACAGCGCCGCCGAAGTGGCCGAGGTCATGGGTGACTTCCGCGACCAGGTGTTCGAGACCGGGGAAGCGCTCGACGAGGTCCGCGACCACGCCGCCGAGGCCGCCGAGGCCGACCAGGCGCTGGCCGACGGCGCGTTCGAGGCGGCCGAGGCGCTCGGCCACCTGCGCGACGAGGCCTTCGAGGCCAGGGAGGCACTGAACGGGCTGCGCGACAGCGAGGTGGAGGCGGGCGCCGCGGCCGCGGGCGAGGGGGCGGCCGGGATCGGCGTCATGTCCTTCGCCATCGTGGCGCTGCTCGGCCTGGCCGCCGCGATCCTGCCCGCGTTCGTGGCCGCCGCCGGCGGCATCGGCGCGTTCGCCCTGCTGGCCTACCCGGCGATCGAGAAAGTCGTCACGGGCCTGGGCGACACGAAAGCCGAGCTGGCCAAGCTGCCCGCGCCGGTCCGCGAGATCGTCGGCGAGATCAAAGGCCTGAAAGACGAGTGGGAGCGGCTGGGCGACTCGCTGCGGCCCGAGATGTTCACCGTGATCAACCAGGCGCTGCGGGTCGCCCGCACACTGCTGCCCGAGATCGTCCCGCTGGCCAAGGCTGGCGGCGAGGCGCTGGCCGGGATGCTGCGCACCATCGGCCGCGGCGTGGACTCCTCCGGCTTCCGGGACTTCCTGCACATGCTGACCAGCATGGTCGGCCCGGCCGTGCGGGCGCTCACCCACCTGGCCGGGGTGATCCTCGGCATCCTCGGCAACGCCATCACCACCCTGGCGCCGATCTCCGTCCCGTTCATCACCATGCTCACGAACCTGCTGCACGCCGCCGGGCCGGGGCTGGCGAACGCGCTGGACTTCATTGCCCAGGTGCTGATGGACATCGGCCAGGCGATTACGCCGCTCCTGGGCCCACTGGGGAGCCTGCTCGGCTTCATGGCCCACCACTCGTGGGTTTCCCAGTTCGCCGCCGCCCTGGTCGGCGTCGTGATCGGGATCAAGATGATCGCCTGGGCAATGGGCATCCTCGACACGGTCATGGACGCCAACCCGATCGTGCTGATCATCGCCGCACTGGCCCTGCTGGCGTTCGCGTTCATCGAGCTGTGGAAGCGCAGCGAGGGGTTCCGCGACTTCTGGAAAGACCTGTGGCGGGACGTCAAGGCCGCTGCGCTGGACGCCTGGCACTTCATCGACAACGACGTCATCCACCCCATCGAGCACGCCTTCGGTGACCTGGTGACCTGGCTCAAAGCCCACTGGGAGCTGCTGCCCGCGATCTTCCTCGGCCCGCTCGGCATCGTCGACTCGATCGTCCTGACCCACTTGCACACCCTGGAGGGCTGGTTCCGCGACGGATGGAACGCGATCAAGGGCATCGTGATGCCCGCGGTCAGATTCATCGCGACGATCATCAAGGCCAACCTGGACCTGATCGAGGGGGTTGCCAAGTCCACGTGGGACGTCATCGTGGGCGTCTTCCAGGCGGCGTGGGACATCATCCGGGGCGTCGTCACCACGACCGTGGGCGAGGTCGTGGGGATCATCAAGGCCGCCTGGGACCTGGTTGAAGGCATTTTCGAGGTCTTCGCCGACCTGATCGAGGGGCACTGGCACGCCGCCTGGACCACGCTGGCCAGCACCGCCCGCCAGCTCCTCGGCAATATCGTCGGGATCATCCGCGACGGCGTCGCCGGGTTCGGCAGCCTGCTGTGGAACGCGGGCGTGGCCCTGGTCAAGGGGCTGCTCGGCGGCATCGAGTCGATGTTCGGGTCGGTCGGCAGCGTCGTCGGCTCCCTGGCGCACAAGGTCGCCGGGTTCTTCGGGCTGAGCCCGGCGATCGAGGGGCCGCTGTCCGGCGGCGGCGCGCCCTACATCCGCGGCCTGCACTTCGCCGCCGACATCGCCTCGGGCATCCTGGCGGGCCGCCACTCGGTGGCCGCCGCAGTGGCCGAGCTGGCGCAGCTCACCGGGCTTGTCAGTGGTGGCCACCCCGCCGCCACGGCGGCGGCCCTGGGCGGGACTGGCGGCGGGGGTTATGCCGCTGGCGGCGGCGCGGCGCTGGCCGGGCGGCCGATGACGGTGAACGTGCCCATCACCATGAACGGCGTGGGGGACGCGAACTTCCTCCACTGGCTGCAGCAGCTCATCCAGGAAGCGATCCTGCGAGCCACGCTCAACAACCAGGGCAACGGGCTGTTCCTGCCCGGGAAGCTGAGCGGCTGATGGCCTTCAGCCAGCTCCAGGCCGGATCCGCCGCCACCGGCAGCGGCAGCGTCACGCCCGCCATGACCAGCAACAGCACTGCGGGCACGCTGCTGGTCGCCACCTTGTTCACCGTGGCCGGGACCGGCTTCACCCCGCCGGGCCGCGGCTGGCGGCTGGCCGCATACGCCGTCTCCGGGACCGCCGACCGGGCCGAGATCTGGTACTACCCCAATAACCCTGGCGGCATCGGGGCAGGCGGGGCCGCGCCGGTGTTCACCGGGCCGTCCGGGGTGAACTGCCGCGGCTGCCTGGCCGAATACCAGGTGGGCGCCGGGAACGGCCAGGTGCTCGACGTCACCGGCGCCGCGTCCGGCACGGGGCCCGCGACGTCGCTGCCGGTGTCCACCAGCCCGGCGAACGCGGCCGGGGACCTGGGCATCGTGGCCTTCGGCAATGCGTTCTCGGTCAACGCCAGCGGCTCCTGGACACTGCCCGGTGGCTGGTCGTCCACGCACGCCCTGGCCACCGGCACCACCAACACGTGGGCGTCCTACTGCCAGACCGGCCTCGCGGCCACCACCCAGTCGGTCACCGGCCAGTACTCCCCGGATACGAACCAGACCGGGTGGACCGCGGTCGTGGCCATCTTCCGCGAGGTCACCCCGGTCGTCATCACCACGGCCAGCCTGCCCGGCGGCAGCCCGGGCACGCCCTACAGCCAGGCCCTGGCCGCCAGCGGCGGCGTCCCGCCGTACACCTGGACGGTCACCAGCGGCACGCTGCCCACGCCCGCCGCCGCAGCGTCCGGCACCAACGCCGCCACCTACGACACGATGACCGGCGACGGGGTGACCGGGCTGACGTCGTGCATCGCCTACAACGACTTCGACGCGGGCACCGGCACAGCCGCCGCGGCCACCGTCTCCGGCAGCGGCGGGAGCTGGACTGTCTCCGGCAGCGCACCGCCCGTGGGCGTGCCGGGCTTCCTGTCCGGCAACTCGGTGGGCGGGTTCAGCAACGGCACCACCTACTGGGTTGTCAGCTCGTCCGGCTCCACGTTCCGCCTGTCAGCCACCGCGGGCGGCTCCCCCATCTCGCCCAGCTCGGCCGGGTCGGCCACCTTCACCCCGTACACCGGCGTCCCGCCGTCGTGGGCGGCGAACACGAACGCCACGCAGCTCGCCGAGGTGGCCGCCCTTCCCGGCGGCATCCCGGTCGTCAACTTCAAGCCCATCATCCCGCTGCTGCTCGCCGGGACGCTCGACGTGCCCCTGACCGCCTACTTCGGGGGCGCGCCGGACGGGGCGATCCTGCTGCCGTGGCACGAGCCGAACGACCCGCAGTTCGTGGGCATGTTCACCGCCGCGCAGATGGAGGCGGCCGACGCCTACCTGCTGGTGCTGGCCCACTCGGTGAACCCGACGCTCAAGGTCGGCCGGTGCCTGGCCACGCTGACCGGCGGCACCAACGTGCTGGCCTGGATCTGGCCCGGGATGGACTGCTACGGGCTCGACGGCTACCAGAAGACAGGCCTCACCGAGACCCCGGAGGAACTGTTCGCCAACGCCCTGAACGGCATCCGCGCCGTCTCAGACGCACCCATCGCGATCATCGAGACCAACACCCCCGACAGCCTCGACCCGTGGTGGGGCCTGATCCAGGACTACGCGGCGGCCAACGGCATCACCCGCGTCCAGTCCTACTGGGGCACCACGGGCACCGGCGGCCAGGCCTTCGAGTCCGGGTTCGCCGCCCGGATGAACGACGCTGTCACCGCCCTGGCGGGCGGCGTGGCGCTCAGCCCGTCCGGCACCATCTCCGGGACGCCGGACGCCGACGGGGTGTTCAGCTTTGAGATCCAGGTGGCCGACTCGGCGTCCCAGGTGGCCACCGCGGCCCTGTCGGTCACCATCGCGCCCAGCTCGATCGCGTCCTGGAGCAACAGCTACGCCGCCAGTAACGCGGCGTCCACGCCCCTGGCACCCGGCGCCGCGTCCTGTGCGGTGGAAGTGGCCAACACGGCCGGGGACTGGATGCTCGCCATCGTCACCTGGCGGCAGGCCAGTGCGGGCGACGGCGTCACCGTCAGCGTTGCCGACGACGCCCACAACTGGTGGGAACCGGCCGGCGCGCCCACCGGCGACTCCAGCGCCGCCGGGGTCACCCGCACCGCCATCTGGGCCGCGCCGGCCGCCCGGGCGGCGAACTTCGTGCTGGCCGCGCCCACCGGGTTCGTGCTCGCACTGGCCGTCCTGGTCATCGACGTGCCCGGCATCGAGCCGTGGATGTCGGTCACCGGCGTGGACCCCGGCTACGCCAACGCCGCCACGTCGCTCAGCCTCTCCCTGGCCGCGCCAGGCAGCCAGGCGTTCCTCATCGCCGCCGCCGGCACCGACGACAACGCAGACACGGTCACCGGCCCGGGCGCCGCCTGGTCCGCACTGCCCGCCGTCACCGCATCCAACGGGGCCGACCACACCGCCGACCTGGCCCTGACCGCGGGCTGGCAGCTCACCACCGGCGCAGCGACGGCGACGTGGAGCTCCACGGGCGCCCTGGACCTGTCCGGTGTGCTGGCCGGGGTCCTGGTCGCCGCGGCCTCCCCGGCGCAGCCGAACCCTGGGTGGCCGGTGGTCATCACCGAGATCGCCGCCGGGTACGGCGCGCTCACCCCGCCGTCCGAGCTGGCCTGGGCCGACGCGTCGGCCTACCAGCGGGCGCTCACCGTCACCCAGGGCAGGCAGTACACCCTCGGCCAGCTCCAGGCCGGGCAGGGCACGATGACGTTCGACAACCAGGGCGGCGCGTTCATCCCGCCCGGGTCCGGCGCGTTCGCCGGAATCGACTCCGGCACGCCGGGGCGGGTGCGGCTGATCAACCCGGCCGCGCTGTGCCCGCACAATGTGATCTGGGCGGGCCCCTTCCAGCGGTGGCCACCCGGCTGGGACGGCGTGCTGCGCGGGGTCACCCAGGCCACCATCAGCGACGCCTGGGCGTATGTGAACACGACGCTGCCGACGATCCTGCGCGCCGAGATACAGGACGACGAGCCGTACGCCTACTGGCCGCTGTCCGACACCGCCGGGTCCGCCCAGGCGTCCAACATCGCCCAGGGCGGCTCCGGGCTGCCGCTGACCGTCGTCACGTCCAAGTACGGGACGGGCACGGCCACGCAGGAGTTCGGCACCAACGGCGGGGTACTGCCCGGCGACACCACCGTCACCGTCGAGACCAGCGGGCAGACGTCGTCGAGCACCGGCATGTGGGAACAGGCCCTGGCCGGGACGTCGGCGGGCACCAACGGGTACGGCTACACCCTGCAATGCCAGGACAGCGGCTTCCCCGCGATCGGCAGCGGCCTCACCATCGAGTGCTTCGTCGAGCCCCAGGACTTCACGTCGCCGTGGGACCTGGTGCTGTGGGTCATCAAGGACGGCCGCGGCCCGGTCCTGCAGGCGTCGCTGAGCCACGCCACCGGGCACGTGCTGCTCACCTGGTGGAACACCAACGGCGCCCAGGAGGGGCCCATCACCGTCAGCACAAGCGGCCTCACCAGCCTCGGTCTCCCCGTCCACGTGGCCGTCGCGTTCGACCAGGCCAGCTATGCGGTATATGTGGACGGGGGCGTGCTGCCGGGCGCGTCGGGCACCTTCGGCGGGACCGGGCTGCGGCCCTCATTCCAGCTCATCAGTTTCAACGGGCAGGCCGACCGGTTCGCCGCCGGGGGGATGTGGACCGGCTACGTCGCCCACGCCGCGATCTTCCCGGCCATGCTGCCGCAGATCCGCAGCCTCACCCACTGGTTCGCCGCGTTCACGGCAGTCACCGACGACACCGCCGCGGGGCGTATGGAGCGGCTCCTGCAGCCCTCCGGGTGGACCGGGCGCCGGTGCATCCTGCCAGAGAGTGGCCCCGATATCGACCAGATGGTGTCCTGCTCGGACATCGCGGGCCAGCCGGCCGCGACGTCGCTGACGAACGTGGCCGCCTCAACACTGCCCGCCGTGCTGGCGGTCGCCCCCACCGGCGACGTGTACTACTTGGCCAAGCAGTACGCGTACAACCAGCCCATCCGGTGGGCGCTGGGCGATGATGTGGCGGCGGGCGAGATCCCGTTCCTGCCGCTCGGCGCGGGCTCCGGCCTCGACTACGACCCGTCCCGGGTGGTGGACGACATCCAGATCACCCACCTGGACCGGCAGGACGTCATCCTGCCCACCGGCATGGGCGCGGTCCAGGCGGCGGCCAGCCAGAAGCAGTACGGCGACATCACCTACTGGGTGACCGGCTACCTCGACGGCGACGCCACCAAGCCCTACACGTACGGGCCGGGCCTGTACGACCTGGCCAACTGGGTGGCCGGGGTATTCGGCAAGCCGCGGCTGCGCGCGGCCCGCCTCGCCGTCGAGTGCTTCGCCAACTCCGCCAACACCGACATCCCGGACTCGCCGGTGCTGGCGTGGCAGTTCTTCGGCGCCGCGGCTGTCGGCGACATGGTCCAGGTGAACATCCGGCCGGTGACCGACTCGCCGCTGGTGATCGCCATCACCGGCCGCATCAGCCAGACGGAGCGGACGCTGAAGAACGGGGAGGACGGGCAGGTGGCCGCCACGCTCACCCTGGTCATCGACCCCGCGCCGGAGGCCTCCGCGCTGACGTGCGACGACCCTGTCCGCGGCCAGCTCAACGGCACGAACGTGCTGGCGTGGTGACCGCCGGTGCCTAGCGTCAGCCTGCCGAACCCGCGCACCTGGGCGCTGGGCGAGCTCATCAAGGCGCCGTACCTGCGGGCCGACGTGTCCGACGCCGTCGCACTGCTCGCCCAGCCGCCCCTGTTCACCGGCCAGCAGGGCAGCGCCCAGACCATCACCAACGCCACCGAGACCGAAATCACCATCGACACCGAGAACTACGACAACTACGGCGGCCACCTCGCGTCCGGCTCCGGCGTCAACACCGCCCTGTACTACGGCATGTTCCCTGGCTGGTACCTCGTCCAGGCACAGGCCCCGCTGCAGTACACCGGCGGCGCCGGGACCATGGGCGCGTCGGTCGGTGTCGCCTCGGGCGGCGGCGCGCTCACCTACTACGGTGGCGAGCGCATCCCCAACTCCGGCACCGCGAGCCTGTACGCGTTCCCGGTCGCGTGCAAGCTCGCCCAGATGGTGGACACCGGCACCTACGGCGGCAGCGGCAACGACCGCGTGGCCGCGTCCTGCTATCAGGACTCCGGCAGCAGCCAGGCCCTGTACGCCGGGACCAACCGGTTCCCGTCCGTGTCGGCCCGCTGGGTGTGCGCCCTGGCCGGGACGCCAGGCCTCCCGGTGCCCCCGCTCGCCGCCTGGCCCACCCCGCCGTCATATGTGACCAGCGCGTTCATGAACGCCCAGGTCCGCGACACGATCCGGTTCCTGGTCTACCCGCCGATCTGCGAATACCAGTACAACGCGGGCACCCAGTCCCTGGCCAGCCAGGCCTCCGTGCCCGCCACCGGCACCACGGTCAAGCTCGACACCGCCGTCGTCGACAACTACTCGGCGTTCAGCACCTCGACATGGACCTGGACCGCGCCCGTGGCCGGCCTGTACTGGGTGTACAACCTGGCCGCGATGAGCCAGCAGGCCACTGCCACCGCCCTGATGGCCGGGATCACCGTCACCAGCGCGAACTACAACGGCGGGGCCACGTTCACCGCGTGGGGCGGCACCAGGGCCTCCTTCGCTGGCACCCGGGTCCAGTCCGCCGCGATCCGCCGCCAGCTCCGCCTCAACGCTGGCGACACGCTGCAGGCCGCGGCCTGGCAGTCCGACTCGGGCAGCAACGCCGCCACGCTGGCCGGGAACACGAACGAGTGGCAGAGCCGGTTCATCGTCATCTGGAGGAACGCATGACGCTGGCCCCGCCGCCGGTCCCCGTCTTCCCCGCCGGGTACTTCCCCGAGACGGCCGACTTCACCGGGTGGGTGCAGAACCCGTTCAGCTTCCTGGCCGGGGGCGTCGTGTTCCGCGGCCAGCAGGAAGTCTCCGGCGGCCAGGCCCTGTCCGGCAGCAGCTACACGATCATCGCCTACGACACGATCCCGGAGGACCCTTACGGTGGATGGTCGGCCACAGTCACCGCCAGCCAGCCCGCGAACTCCTGGCTCGCGCCCTGGACCGGCAGCTACGAGGTCACCGTGTACACCTCGACGGCCTCAGCCGCGATCTGGGTGGCCTCCGGCGCACTGCTGTCCGGCGGCGCGGTCACCGGAGTACTGCAGGGGGAGGCGGTGCTCGCCCCCTCCGGCACGTTCGGCGGGTCGTGCGCCACGTTCACCGTCCAGCTCACCGGCGGGGCCGACTATATCCAGGGGGCCGCCATCGTCTCGGCAGCCTCGAGCACAGTCACCTCGAGCCCCGGCCGGTACCCGTCGATGGAGATCACCTATGTGTCCGAATAACGACCGTGAGAGCGAGGGGAAGTGAAGTGGGTCGCCGCAGCATGGGCGCTGGTCCGGGACGTGGCGCTGACCGGGCTTGGCATCTTCCTGATCTTGCAGCAGGCCCTCTGGGTTCACCACCAGTCGGGCACGCTGCTGGTTGTCGGGGTCACGCTCACCAGCCCGGCGCTGTACGAGCATGGAAAGCGGGTGCTGTCCGGGCCTGGCGATATGCCCTCCTCGCCTGCATCGCAGCCGCATGGATCACCGCCGGGATCACCGCCGCCGGAGGGAGAGTGACATGGTGAAGCTGCGTGCGCCGTCCGGGCGCGCCCGGTCGGCCGCCTACCTTGCCGTCCTGGTGCTCGCGCTCAACGGCGTGAGCTATGCGTGGCAGGTTCACAGCCACGACGAGCAGCAGGCCGCCCAGCAGCGCCAGGGCGTGCTGCTGGAGCAGAAGCTGTGCACGACGTTCGGCCGCCTGGCCGCGCTGAAGCCGCCGCCGGGCAACCCGGTGGCCAACCCGTCGCGGGCCTACCTCCAGGAGGAGCATGCGGCGCTGGTGGACCTCGGCTCGGACCTGGGCTGCCGGGGTTCGCGATGAGGAAGGGCTACGACGCCGTCACCTGGCCGAACATCCCTGAGGATGCGGAGGTGGTCGAGGGGTACATCGACGGCCTGTACGCGTGGCCACCTGCCGCGTGGAAGCGGTTCGCCCGGTCGGTCCAGGTGCGGATCACCGTCTTCGCCTCGGTGCATTCGACGCCGCTGCTGCGCGTGCACGTGCTCGACGTGGAGAACGGCGACGCCACCCCGGAGCAGGCTCCGGGCTGGTGCGAGGACGAGCGGGCGGCGGGCCAGATTCCGACCGTCTATTGCAACGCCAGCACGTGGCCCGTGGCCCGGGCCGCGTTCGCCGCCGCCCGGGTGGCTGAGCCGGAATGGTGGATCGCGCTGTACGACGGCGTCGCGGACGTCCCGGCCGGGGCGGTGGCCAAGCAGTACCAGGGCGGCGTGGACGCGCCGTACGACCTGTCCGCCGTGGCGGGCTACTGGCCGGGCGTGGACCCGGCACCGGCACCAGTGGAGGCTGATCACATGATGGGGCAGATCACGGGCGTGAAGGCTGACATCGTGTTCCCGCCGGGCGCGCGGCCGGCGTCGGTGCGGTTCGGCTGCTCGATGGCGGCGAAGGTGGCGATCGACCTGCGGAACGGGAAGCCGATGGTCCCGCTGGATCTGTCGGACAAGGGTACGGAGGCGGTGGTGGTGCCGGACGGGTGCGACATGATCGTGGCGCACCTGACGCAGGTGGCCTCTGACGGCACGCCGGTGAGCTGGGCGTACTAGGCCTCGTTCGGCCAGAAGTGGTCGCCGCCACCCGGGATCGGCCCGGCGTGGTCACCCTCGTGATCACAGTCGAACTTGCACTGGACGCCGACCGTTGCCAGAACCCACAGCGACGTGTGCCGGGTGGTCGCCCGGCAGCGCACGCGGAGCATTGGCGCGGGCGGGGGAATCGGCAGCGACGGCGGCGCACCACCCAGCTTGATCGCACGCGACTTCGGCACTCTCACTGTTCGATCCTCCCACCTAGCGCAAGACCAGGGCCACGGCGATCAGCACGCCCGTGAGCCCCAGAACCGGCGTCGTGGCACGGATAACCGGGATCGCTGCGAGGACTGCATCAATCTGGGTTAATCCAGCGGACGGGTGAAGGTGACTTCCCAGCATGGGCCATCAGGCACGCCGTAGTTCATGACCCACGTCCGGCTCAGCCGGTGTACTGGGAGGTCGTAGCTCACCAGGAGAGCGAGGGCACGCCATCCGCAGGCCGGGGTTCCCTTGAACCGGATTGTCGGCTCGCGGTAGGCGTGTCCTTCGCCACCCTGGCAGGACTCATAGGTGGCGATGTCCGCATCGTTGAGGATCTGAACGGCGCGGACGATGCCCAGGTCCATGCACCCGCTTGCGTCGATCCTCTGCGCGAACTCCATGAGTTGCTCGCGGGTCCATCGGTGCGGGCTGTAGAAGCCGTGCTCTTCCAGCGCTGCGCTCGTTTTGCTCACTGTTCGATCCTCCCACCTAGCGCAAGACCAGGGCCGCGACGATCAGCACGCCCGTGAGCACCAGCACGGCCACGAGGACGACCCCCGCCACCCGGTTCACTTCTCTACCTCGCCGCGCACGGCCCGGCCCTCCAGGACCGGCGCAGGCGGCCAGCCAGGCACCGGCCGGTGTGACCGGATGGGCGGCAGCACCGTGGCCGCTACGTGGATCACAGGAGCGCGCGGCTCGCCGAGCTGGTCGAGGTGCTGGACCAGCCACCAGATGCCCCCGTAGATGGCGGCCGTCAGCGCCAGGGCGGCGAACACCAGGACGATCAGCCAGGTCATACGTCGCTCACGCCCTTCCGCTTGCCCAGCACCCAGTCAAGGAGACGGCGGCCCACCCTGATCCGCTCGCCCGTGCCCTTGCACACCCGGCAGCGGCCCCACGCCTTCGCCGTCGAGCCCGCGTTCCGGCCGCGCCGGCCACGGCACGCCCGGCACGGGCCGAACGGGAAGATCGCCCCGCGGATCAGCCAGATGCCGACAACCCCGGCGATGACGAGTACTAATGCCATGCGTCCCCCCCTAGACCTGGCAAGGCCTAGACCTAGACCCTGCCCTAGACCCTGAAACCGCCGCTGACCTGCGCACTAGGGCCTAGACCCTGACGCGGTGAGCAGTGCCGAAACGTGCTCCAGGACGATCCCCTGCCGGTTGCGGCCCTTGCCGCTAGGGTCGCTGCCCCACATCTGGACGCTCACGACCCCGTACACCGCCAGCGCCTTGCCGAGTTGCTCGGCCGTCCACCCGGAGTAGATTCCCGGCCGCAGCTCGGCCAGCCTGCGGCAGATCACCTCCGACCACACCCGGTCCTCACCGCCCATCACCGCGGCTATGTCGGCCAGCAGCGACACGTCCGGTGCGGCCTCGTCCTGCTGGCCCGCCGCGTAGCCGGTCAGCCTGCCCGCGGCCTCGCGCGCCGCCCGGGCCCGCCGGGCGATCAGCTCGGCCGCCGGGTCGTCGGCGTAGTAGGTGCGGGTCACCTGCGGCTCGTCGGCCGCGCCGACCAGGTAGCCGACACCCCTGTCCTTCTTGGTGAACGTCGTCGCCCGCAGGCCCCGCTTGTAGGCGCCGGTGCCCAGGATCATGTCGTTCTCCACCTGGCCCATCACCTGGAGGCAGAACCGCACGCCGGCGTTAGCCGACACGCCGGTCGGCAGCGAGTCCTTGTCCGGCCGCTGCGTGGCCAGGATCAGCATCACGCCCAGCGCGGGCCCGCGCTTGATGATGCCCAGGCACAGCTCTTCGGCTTCCTTCCAGGGCAGTTCCTGCGCCTCGTCGATCACGACCACCACCGGGTGCAGGCCCAGGCTCTTGCGGCGCGCCAGTTCCGGCGTCACCTTGTTCTCCGGCCGCAGTTCCTTCGGCAGTCCGCGCAGCACGCTGGCCCGCCGGGGCAGGTCCTCGTAGACGGCTTTCAGGTCGGTCACGCAGGCGGCGATGTTCGCCTCGTCGACGCCGGACCCGTACCGGTGCGCGACCAGGCCGATGCTGTCCAGGTCGCCGGTGCCTTTCAGCTCCCACACGTGCAGTTCGGCGGTCACGTCCAGGGCCGCGCCGAGGCAGAGGATGCGGGCGGCCATCGTCTTCCCGCGCCGCGGGATCGACCCGATGAGCACATTGCTGAAGATCAGCTCCACGTCGACGGGGCGGCCGCGCTGGTCGGTGCCGTAGGGCAGCGGCCTGAAGATGCTCGTTGTCCCCGCCTTCGCCAGCGGGTGGGGTACTGGCCGGCCGCCGGACAGGTCCGTGTCGCCGACCCACATGACCAGGCGGCCCGCGTGCTGGTCATGCACCGGCTCAGGCCACACGCAGCCGAGCGGGCGCCGCAGCCCGGACGCCAGCCGGTCGCGGCGCTCGATCACGTCCACCGCGGTCACGCCGTAGGGCAGGTCCACCTCGGCCCGCCAGCCGGGGCCGTCGCGGTGCACCGGCCCGGCGAAGCTGACCGGCTCGCCGTGGCTCAGCGCCTGGTTGATCCCCGCGATGCCGAGCGACCCGAGCGCCCGCACCACGACGTCGGCGGTGAGCCTGGCCGCGCCGGGCTGGGACAGGACCGGCTCGTCCAGGTAGGGCCGGTCCAGGGACCGGCCCAGGTAGCCAAGCGCGGCGACGGCGGCCGCCGCTGCGGCCCACTTCGCATCGCCCCACTCCAGGTCGGCGACGGCTACGCCAATGAACCCGGCAATACCAGCCGCCAGGACGACCGCCAGCCGCAGCCGGGCGCGCTCCTTCCGCTGGCGGGACAGCCGCAGGTAGGAGGCGGGGTCGCGCTTGTCGACGGCGTCCAGGCGCAACGGGTGGCCTTCGGCGTCCAGGCACCAGCGGCGCAGCTCCCGGGCCAGCCGCCACGCACCCCGCGGCGTGTACTTCACCGACCGCCACCCGTACATCGGCAGGCGCAGGGTATGGAAGGCGGTGTGGTGGGTGGAGTGCAGCCACGCCCACCGGGCCGCGGCCCGCCGGTGCTCGGCTGAGCGCAGCCAGGGGGCGATGAGTGGCTTGCGGACGACGCCGTTGCGGGATACGGCGGCGGGCAGGTAAACGACCGCCTCGTCCGGGCCGCGCTGCGGCACGCGGCCCGGATCGGAGGCGGGCACCATCTCACGGCCGCCGTCGCCGGGCAGCGGCTCACCGGGGCCGTAGATGGTCATTGGGGTTCCCCTAGCTCCAGAACGACTTCTTGCCGGACTTGCGGTCGCGCTGGTGGGCCAGCTTGCCCTTGGGCACGACCTTGCCGTTCCACCGCTCCGGGCCGCCGTGACCTTCCCGGAGGGGGCTCTTGTCGCGCCTGTTGCGGCCGGTGGCCCGGTCGATGTGCCCTGTCTTCTTGCTGAACAGTCCCATCGTGTTCTCCTTTCTCAGACGGCATGGCTGCCGTCTCCGTTGGGGTGGGCCCCCGCGCCAGCCAGAGTCCTGCCGTCACCGGGGGCAGGTGGCGGCGCTGGCGCGGGGGTGCGGCCGGGCGCGGGGGAACTCCGGCCCGGCCGCGTCGTGGCCCCCGCGCCACCGTGGGGGAGACGGTTGGCGGATGCCACCGGCGCGGGGGAGCCTGGAGCGGCTGGCACGCAAATCTTGCGGGCCTGTGCCCGCGTGATGCCGAACCGCTTGTGAAGCTGGTAGTCGCTGAGTGGGCTGCCGCTTCCCGCCGACGCGGCGTAGGCAGTCTCCGCCGCCTCGTACGCCGTTGCCGGAACCCAGGGCTGGCCAGCCGTTTTAAGTGTCTCCTTAACCGCTTCACCGGCCGGCGCGCGGACGGCCACCATGACCATCTCGACGAGTCCGGCGAACACTGCCCCGGGCCATGCCGCGATGACCGCGCCCACGGGGCCGCTGGGAAGCCCGGAGGCCACGTTCGCGGCGACGGTGGCGGCGATGCCGGCCCACAGCATGAGGCGCGGCATGAACCGCTGGAGCCCTGTCAGCTCGACGCCCGCACGGAGCTGGAGCCAGAGCACCGCGGACGCGGCCACGATCAGCAGGTCGACGGAAAGCGGCATCAGGCGGGCGGCCACGCCGTGCTGCCCGTGGGCCGTCGCGAGGCTGTAGATGTGCTCGTAGCTGACAAGGAACGCGAACGCTGCGACGGCGCCGACGACGCCGTAGACGAGCCACCAGATCCACCTATCGGGATCCCGCCGGCCCTCGGTACTGTCCATCTCAGCCCCTTGCCTCCTTGTTAGGTGGGGTCAGGTCCCCGGTGGCGGGTCACAGCGCCGCCGGGGGCTGCTGTCCTAGTCGCTGGCGTCGGCCCTGGCCTCGGCAGCCGAGCGCTTCCACTCGCGCCGGATCAGCTCGTCGCGCAGGTCCATCAGATCTTCGCCCGTGGCCCACATTTCGGTGCCGGGGATGGTGGCGTGCGCCAGCCCGTCGGGGCGGTTGGTGATCACCTTCACGCCCGTGAATTCGGCCTCGATGCTCTCGGTGGTTGGCTCGGTCATGCCCTATAGAATATGTCTGCTATGTCAACCGTGCTAGCCATGCGCTGCTATAGCTTGCCATGTCAAGCCCGCTACCGTGACCTTCGTGGAGATCGACATGTACTCTGACGTGCCGAGTTATCAGCAGGTGGCCGACCGCATCCGCGAGCAGATCGCGGACGGCACCTACGAGCCGCACGCCCCGATCCCCTCGATAAGCAGCCTCCAGCAGCAGACCGGCCTGGCGGTCAACACGATCCGCAAGGGGCTGGCCATCCTTGAGACCGAAGGGCTGATCCGCACAGTGCCCGGCCGGGGCACGTTCGTCACCGAACGCGAAGAGCCCCACGGGGACTTAGCCCGTGGGGCTCACTTGCTGCGGCCTGGCCGCGACGGGGGGCCGCCCGGCTAGCGGCTCCGGGTGGCCAGCCGGTACACGCCGTAGGTGACGCCCAGGATCACGTCGACCACCATCCAGAAGACGATCACGAGGCCAACGCCGATCGCCTTCCCGGCGTTCCCGGCGTCGTTCAGCGCGCCGCCGAAGTGGGTCACGCAGTCGGCCTGGGACTTGAACAGCGGGTACCAGGCGTGGTGGTAGCAGCCTTGTGCGATCTGGGCTTGCGTCGGGCCAGTCTTGGTGGCCGCGCCCGCGATGATCCAGATGACGAAGATCACCTGGATGGCCAGGAAGACCCAGAGGAAGACGCGCCGCTTCTTGCGCCGCGGCGGCGCTGGCGGCTGCTGGTAGTAGCCCGGCGGCGGCTGACTGTGCGGCGCTGGCTGCTGCGGCCAGCCCTGCTGCTGCGGCGGTAACCCGTACTGGTTGCTCACGTGCCTGTGCCCTTCTCTCGGATGTGTGTCAGACGCGCGAATGCCCGCGCTGGTTGACCCAGACTGCTACTTTAAGCCCAGACCCCCGCTGACCTGGGGGAACCTCTCAGTACATAATGTTGTGCACAACGCTGCAACCCACACCACCCCGCACCTGGCCAGAGGCATGGCCGCATAGCGCTCACCTGCAAATAATTTAAGCTTATCCACAACGCTCACCCCCGATGCCCGTGCCGGATAGGACCATGCTCACCTCCGAACAGCGCCAGGCGGTTGCGAAGCTGCTGGCCGCCGCCACCCGCCCGCTGGATGACCTGGCGGT